TTTTCTTATATTCCAAGCTATAAAAAGGAGGAGCCCGATTCAACAACTAAAATTAACAAGAACCCTATTGAATGGAGAGGAAAACCATACGAATTCCGCGGTAAAAAATATATTTACAGGAAGATTGATAAAAATAATGGAAAGTTATATGACTGGGATAGTTACCACGCGGCTCTTGAAAACCCACAAGTTCAACCGGTTTTAATCGCAGATGTAGAGCAAACGCCAAAGGGTGTTAAAATTAAAATGGTTCAGTAATTCCAAACGCTTATATTGTAAATAATGTGTTATACAATATAAACTATTCTGCAATCAGCACATTTCTTGTAAACAGAGAGGTTAGAATAATAAACGACATCATGGTTATCTTTCTAATTTTTTTGTATTTTTCAAAATATTCCGCGCGAGATTCGTATTTGTATAATTTTTGAAGGCGCTCGGCTTCTGTTTCTTTTGTCTTATTGTAAGTAAATGCTATGCCTGATAATACAGTTAACAAAAACATCTCAGTTGGAGTAAACAACGTGTGTGCACTTATATTAGAATTTAACTGCGAAAGAAACAAATCTATGTTGAAGAACTCTTTGTAAGACATTTTTGTTACAACTGACGCTGATGCTAACCGAAGTTGGTCGTTTTTAACCGTTTCATATAGAGGCGTCAGAGGATATTCTGTTGTAGGCGCGGGGGTGTGGTTCACTTTTTTCGGAATATAATTTTTGAACCCCGACGGAGTGTATTGCGTAAATGGAATTTCTTCCCAACTTACTTCGCCTGACTCTAGATTGTCTTCATTATTCATGTTAATTAACCGACTTCTTCTTGGGCCTCTAATGGATTTTATAAAAGCTTGCGATTTTGGAAGTAACAATAACCCGAATATCAAAGTTATATACTTCATTCTTCTGTATAATTACTCTCAATATTATTGTTTTCAAAAGGTTCAATTTTATTAGTATTGTCGTTATTATCATTTTTATTTTGAAGTAGTTCTAAGATTTTATTCATTTTATTTTCTAGACTATTTATCTTGTCATTCATAACTTTTATTTCTGATTTTATTTCTTTTTGGCCGTTGTTTTCAATGTCATTTGCAATCTTTGGCTTTGTTTCAGATGAGACATATTTTAATTTTGAGAAAATATTTGACCCCATCTTTTGATTTTGGTCCATCTCTATCTCTCTGACTTCAAAGTTTATTTCGTTAACTTCATATTCTTTATTTTCACCCCAGGATATTTGTTTTTTATTTGTTGGCAATTCATCCCCGATTTGAATAAGTTTTGGAGTTACTTGATTCTTGTATTGATAATCGTATTGTTTCTGTTTTTCTTCCATTTGAACGTTGTTTTGCTGCTTTTGTTGTATTTTTTCGGATTTTACAGAAGTTTCTGCGGGTCTAAGAAACTTTTCAACGTCGTCTTTATTCGCGGTTTTATGAAGTTCCTCAATCTCAAAATTTCGCTGCGCTAATGTTCTGGCAATTAACTCGCCCATAGCGCTTCCGATTGGTTTATCTACATTGTTGTCGCTGAATTTCGGAGCTTCTGGAACAGGAACTGCAATTGCATTTAAAAAATCGTTTTTCTTTGCTTCCAAGTTTTTTTCAAAAGCACTTATACGTTCAGCTTGAATATCCTCGGCCTTAAAAGGTTGATTTTGTTGAAAGGTCGGCGGTGGTTGTTGAAATGATGGTTGTGGTTGTTGTTTTGCAGGTTCATTAAAACTTTGCATAATCTGGCTTATAAATTTCTTATTCATTTGCATCAAATTCTGTGCGACTGTTTTCTCTCTTTCAAAGAATAATCGGGCTTGATTTATAAAGAAACCCCGTGCCCGGGTGAATTGTTCTTGACTTTTTAAACGATCCTTTATATCGTCTAAAATAATTTCCCATATCATTTCTATGTTTTCAGTTGTAATAAAATCTATATTTATCTGTTTTGATGCCATATAAATAATATCGCAATTATTATTTATATACTTTTACGTCGTGTTTTCATTATAACTCCTTATTGAAATATACCTTTCTAAATTGTTCCATGTATTTATCGTCTAAAATATGCGTCTTAAAATAAGTGCTATCGTGACGATCTTCAAGCATATGTGCTATGAAATATAAAGAATAAACGCCGCATTCCGTGTCTCCGTATTGATGTTCAACTGGATAATTCTGGTCAAACTTAATTTTTATTGGGACTTTCAATTGCTTTCCTTGTTTAATAATTCTTTTCACCAATTTCATAACTTGCTGCGGCGCTTTGTCCCCGGCGCTATCAAAAAAGAAAATCTCTCCTTTTTTAATATTGATGAACATGGAAACCCAATGAGAACCGCCTTTATAATGCGGATCCAAGTTGAATATTATTCCGATTTTGAATCTTCCGTTTTTAATTTCCTGTTCCAAATTGAAATGGCACAATTCTTCCCAAACGCATTCACCATATAATTTATGCGTGTCAAAATCAATGGGCGAAGGCCCAATAAAATCAAAACACTTATATTTCTCTTCGTATTGTTTCATCACGTCTAATATGTCAACGCTTGAAAGCCATTCGTTTGGATTTTTACTCCAGTCTTTGGGGGAAACCGGTGCATAAGACTCTTGCAATTCTTTATTTAGTTTTCCGTCTACAAATTTCTGCTTTAACCAACACGATTCTTTATTGCAAATGCCTTTTAGTTTTGAATTTAACGCGCTCCATATTTCTTTGGAATCATTTGCCTCAATTTTTGATTCGGGATGCCTCGCGTTCCACAATTCTTTTAATTTATATAACGTTTCATCTTCTAAACAAGTGTAACCTTTTTTGGCGGTTTTTGGGCTGCAACGCAACTTTACTGTATCTAGTTGTTTTCTCATTTTTTCTCTAAATATGTGATTTCTTCTTGTGCTGTTATTTTGGGATTGGGATTGTTGTTTCTTCTGGGTTTTCACTGTTTTTTTTATTTGTTTTGTCGGTCTTGTTTTTGTTGTCTTTTTTATCGGTGTTATTTTTTTCAGGAGTTTCTTCATATTTATTATTGATATTATTCTTTTTGCAAATACCTTTATTTTTAAGAGTTGGGTCTTTCAGATTAATGTCTTTTTGCATTGGAACAAACTGTTTTTTTTCAAGTTTAGTCGCAGTGCGTTTTACGAGTTTTTCAAGAGAGTTTGGTTCAGAAATTTTAATAGAACGCATCATCGCGAGATTCACTTCTTGTGAATTATAAGAAGGATCTAATGGAACCGCGTTTAAATTTTCGGCAGTCATTCCATTATAATCTTCTTGTATTATGTCAGATTTATCTAAAACCTTGAAATATTCAACGCAAACTCTCGCATAAGCATCAAACGCGCTTCCGACGTCTGGGTACATGGTTTCCGGCTTTTCGTTATTCAATAATTTTTTTGTTAGATCAAAAATGCGTTTCTTGTAAAATTTTTTATCCTTTCTTATGGTGTCTTTTTTTGTTGTTACGGATTGTTCACTCACGTGTTTTGCGTATTGGTTTTTATTCATTAAACACTCTAACGTTATTTCCGTAATTAGACTGTCATTCATTATATTTGTTATTGATATACTAATTTTATATTAATAACACTAACTAAGTTATTTTATTTTTTTTGAACCCTTGGATCTGGTGTGCATGAAGAAGAAGGCTGTTGGTTGTCACCCAATCCTCTAATTTGTTGGCGGGTGCAATTCTGAAATAAACCTTGACCAACATTCTCAGGGTTCGGGTTAAAGGAACTAAAATGTTCCGTTTGAAATAAACCAGGAAATGGTTGTTGCACATTATTATTGGGCTTAAATCCGAATTTATATAAATCGCTATCGGCGCTTGGCACATAAACAGATTGGCTGCATGATTGAAGAGCGTAAATTTGATTCCTTAACTCAGATTCAGTGTTAATGTTACTCGCGAATCCAGACCAAGGCGATTGCGTGTTGCCTGGGTTAAAAACCTCATTTGTGCTATAAACAGGTTGTTGAACAACAGGAACGTTTGCGGGAGCTCTTGGGTCAACAATAGGCATAATAGAATATTTAGTCATCACGGGTCTAACATTCAGATATGGCTGTAACATGTGCGATGGAATATTTCTGTCATATATGCGAGTATTTGTGGAATTTGTTATTTGGGAAGCACATTCTCTAAAACCTTGTGTCGTCATTATTAATATACTGGAATATAATTTATTTTCTTATACTTCTCTAAAATGTGTAAAACAGATATAAAGAAATTTGGATTAATTAATGGAGACAAGGTATGTGTGGGATTTTCGCATTGTTTAACAATGACACACAATTTAAACAGAAGTTTATTCAAGATGAGTTTGTTAAAGGTCGGGGGCGTGGTCCGGAATTCTCTAAACTGACCAACTTTGCTCTAATGTGTTTATTGGGTTTTCATCGACTAGCAATTAACGGGTTAAACGAAGTTTCCAACCAACCAATTGTCATTGGAAGCGTCGCGTTAATTTGCAATGGCGAGATTTACAATTATAAGGAGCTCTATAAAATGATGGGTGTAGAACCGACAACCCAATCGGATTGCGAGGTTATTATTCATTTATATAACAAATACGGGATGAAACAGACGCTGCAAATGTTAGACGGGGTTTTTGCATTTGTTCTTTGCGACGTTAGCATAAATCTTCCGGCTGGAAAAATGTATTTGGCTAGGGATCCTTATGGGGTTAGGCCGTTGTACGTGTTGAGACCCGCAGATGGTCTTCAGGTGTCAGAGAATGATCACGGGAAAAACATTTATAGTTATGCTTCAGAATTGAAAGTTCTATCTGAATTCGCTAAAGAACTACCCAACCATTGCGTTGAACACTTCAAGCCAGGCACTTATTCCAAATTTGTAATGGAGTACAAAGTTTCGCCAAAATGGCAACTGAAAAAAGAGTACCACGCGTATCATTCAACTGGGTTTTCAAGCGTTGTTTCCGAGACAGATTGCGATTTGCAAAGAGTTTATAAAGACATTCAATATTATTTGATGGAGGCTGTTAAAAAGCGAGTTCTAATTACAGAAAGACCGATAGCTTGTTTGCTTTCGGGTGGGCTAGATAGTAGTTTGATTACTTCTCTTGTAAATGAATGTCATAAGAAGAATTCAGATAAGCCGCTTGAAACATTCAGTATTGGATTAGAAGGATCAGAGGACTTGAAATATGCGCGCGTTGTCGCAGATTATTTGGGAACAAATCACACTGAAATTTTGTTGAAGGAAAGTGACTTTATTGAAGCCATTCCTGATGTTATTTACGCCATTGAGAGTTATGATACTACCACAGTGAGAGCGAGTATTGGAAATTATTTGTTGGGGAAATATATTGCAGCAAATAGCGACGCCAAGGTCATTTTTAATGGAGACGGATCCGATGAATTGTGTGGCGGTTATCTTTATATGCACGCAGCACCAGACGCGATTGAATTTGATAAAGAGTGCAGGCGTCTTTTAAAAGACATACATGCGTTTGACGTGTTGAGGTCTGATAAATGCATTTCGTCGCATGGTTTGGAACCTAGGACACCGTTTTTGGATAGAACATGGGTGCAAAAATATTTGAGTATTCATCCAAATCTTCGGTTTCACAAGGGGAAAAACCAATGCGAGAAATTTTTGCTTAGAAGCGCTTTTAGCGAAGAGAATTATTTGGATTCTCAAGGGAGTGCGTTACTACCAAAGTGTGTTTTATGGAGAACCAAAGAGGCGTTTAGCGATGGCGTTAGTAAAACAACTCGGTCTTTGTATGAGATTATCCAAGAAGGGATTGCGTCGCATGCGTCTGTTTTTAACGCAAAGTCTGTTTTTAACGCAAAATATGATTTGAATGACCCGGACACAGAAGAAAAGCGTTATTATCGCGGAATTTTTGAGACGAGCTATTATGGGTTGGGAAACGTTGTTCCATATTTTTGGATGCCTCGGTATGTTAATGCGAAAGATGCCAGTGCTAGAACTTTAACCATTTACTCTGAAATAAATAAAAGCGACTAATTTAGAATTTAGTTAAATATATATATTTCAAACAAAAAAATATATGTATATATCATAATGTCACAACGTTTCACGGACGCATGCGGAAATTCTCTTAGTTATACTTTGGATTCTACTAATAATACAGCTATGCTTGATTCGGGGAATCAACGATACTATGCAAACCCTGTAGTTATCCCCAGCACAGTAACTTATAATGGAACGACGTACACTGTTACAACAATTGGCGGAAACGCGTTTTTTAATGCATCTTTTAACCAGGGCATTACAATTCCTTCAACGGTAACAGCTATATATTCACAAGCATTTTACCAGTGCTACTGCCCGTCGTCGGTCATTGTTATTCCAAATTCGGTGACAAATATGTCAGATTATGGCATATTTAATCGCTCTAATATTTTAGGTTGCGTTTTGCCAAGCAATCTTTTAGATAGCGACAGGACCGCTGCATCATATAAAAATTATAAAGGTATGGGAGGTGGAATGTTTGGCCAGTCACAAACTATTAGTCAATTCACTTTTCCCAATACACTTACAAAAATCCCAGATCTTACGTTTTATTCTTGCGGCAGCATAAAAACTGTTGTTATACCCAGCAGTATAACTTACATTGGCGATAGAGCATTTTCTCAATGCGGCTCTTTGACCAGTTTTGTTATGCCAAACTCCGTTACAAGCATTCACGGTAGCGCATTTCAAAATTGTGGCAATTTAACTAGTTTTGTTATGTCAGCTTCTTTGGCAAGTTGTCCTATATTGCAAAATTGTTCTAGTTTACCAAGCATTGTGTTACCAGCATCTGTAACATATATTCCAGACAACGCCTTTGCTGGTTGCACAGCTTTATCGTTGGTTACTATTCTAGGGCCTCTTACAACTATTGGTCAAAGCGCATTTTCTTATTGCACTAGTTTGACAAGCATTAGCCTTCCTGCGACAGTTTCAACCATCAACTACACCGCATTTTCCAATTGTACAAATTTGACAAGTTTTACAGTTCCAGCAGCAACTTCAAGCATCGCTACCGGCAACGCATTTTTTAATTGCCCGAAACTGACAAGCTTTTCGGTTGACCCATCAAACGTGTATTATTCCAGCGACAGTTCTGGTGTTTTGTTTAATAAAGCTAAAACCACGTTGATCAAATGTCCGGAAGGGAATGTAAACGCGTCTTACAAGGTGCCAAGCACAGTCACAACAATCACGGACAATGCTTTTTATAGTTGCAAAAATTTGATAAGTATTACTGTAGATAGTTCTTCAGTAACTTTTGGATATCTTCCATTTGATAACGCAAACAATTTTAAAAATGTTTATTTTACATATCCAACTCCTCCGAAAATAACGGTGAGTACTTTATTGACCAGCGCGCAACAGAGCGTTGTAGTTGGTCGTTATCCCAAAACCACCACTCAAGATGCATCATATAACGCGGTTTTAAGAGCCGCTGGATTTACCAGCGTCTTATCCTATCCTTTACCAAACGCAGTCATTTCAGCGGTTTTCTCCGATAATTCTAACAATTATATAGACATTAGCGGAACCAATTTTATGGACGCTGCGATTATTACTATTAATGGAACTACGCAGCCAACTTCGTTTAAAATTGTAAACAACAATTTAATAGTTGCTTATTTTGAAACAAACACGCAAGTATCAAGCGTTTTAGTTTCTGATATTTTTGGCAACTCGTCTGATACATACCAATTGACGACCCCAATATTAACCACGAAACCCAGCATTTCAAGCGTTCAAATTGATTCATCTGCCAATTTAACGATTAATATTTCTGGAACTTATTTAAATCAAACTACAGATCTTGCTGTAAATGATGTTTCGGCTAACATTGTTTCAAAAAGCGACACTCTAATAATAGCGTCATTGAACGCATTGTCTCTCGTAAACACAATAACATTATATGCGGGCTCTACAGCAGTTTTAAGACAAACTGTCAATCTATCAACTTACCCAAAATCT